TCATATGACGCTAGGATACTATGGGCCACTAACTACATCATCAGTGATTGCAGCGATAGCGTCAGACCTATCATCAGGCAACAAGATATTAGTGAATAATCTTAGAATCAAAATAATAGAGCAGTAATGGAAAGCATAAACCAAGACCAGTTCAAGCAATACATTCCCATCGAACTCGTTAAGGGGACAGATGGGAATGGTAATGACGTTGTGAAATTTAAAGGGATAGCGTCAACAGCGTCAGAGGATGCGGATGGCGAATTCTTAGACCCTAGAGGGTTTAATGCAGAATACTTTCTAACAAAAGGTGTTATTAATTGGAATCATCAGAGTAAGACTTCCCCTAAAGCAAGTTTTATTGGAAAACCCACAGGGGCTAGAATAACCACCTCTGGAGATTGGGAAGTGTCTGGTGATATTTATGCCAATCTACCTATGGGTAAAGAGGTGGTGGAACTCCAAAAAGGATTAGCTAAGTACGGAATGTGTTTAGGTATGTCAATAGAAGGTCAAGCGGTTCAGAGAGACCCTAAAAACCCAAAAAGAGTTTTAAAGGCAAATATAACAGGACTTGCTATTACACCAACACCTAAAAATGCAGACACTACCGTAGAGCTTATCAAAGGAATGGGGTTAGATAATCTTAAAAACCCTTGCATATGTGAGAGTGGCATTTGTGACTGTCTACTTCAAAAGTCTATGGACACGACAGCGGCAGAGCCTATCACAAAAGAGTCGTTAGATGATGAAATTAAGGTAGATGCCATAGATGGTGGCAAGAAAAAAGATGATGAAGATAAAGAAAAAAATACCAAGATGTCTAAGGCAACGGTCTTAGAAAAATTATTAATATCTTTACCAAGCGAAAATAAGGGAAAAGCCCTTGAAATTTATAATGTTTTAGAAAATTTATCAAAAGGCATGGTTAATAAAGAAATAAAAGAAGGCGTTGATGGTGATGTTTTAGAAAAAGCATTGGCTTTCCTCAGTGAGGATAAAGCATCAACCACAGTTATAGAAAAGTCAATCAGTGACGAAGAGCTTTTGCAAAAAAGAAATGATGCAGAGAAGCTTTTAAATGACTTAAACAAGGCGTGTGACTCTAAGGGTTTAACAAAAGCCAAGGACGGTGATGAAGATGATGAGAGTAAGAAAAACAAGAAAGATGACTGTCCAACGACAGGTGATTGTGACCCTAAAGACAATATGAAGAAATCGGTAGAGCCAGATTTGATAAAAGGAGATCTCATTAAAGGAGCTGTATTTTCAGCATTAAATGAGCTAGGTCCAGATTCACTATTAGTTAAATCAATAACCAACACTGTACTTGATAGCTTAAATGCTAAGTTTCAAGCAACTGGTCAATTACATAAAGGTGTGATTGATAGTCTTTCAGAACAGAACGATTTATTGACTAAAATGGCAGAAGCACCATCAACACCTAAGAGTGTAACCAATATAAGTGCCCTAGAAAAGGGATTTGATGGCGGTGGCCCTCAATTAACAAAAGTAGGAAAAACTCAAGCAGTAAACACCTTGATGAAGGGTTTAGAGGCAGGAGAATTCAAAGATACAGCACTTGCAAATGAGGTTCAAATACTTGAAAGTTCAGGTCAGGCAGGGAATTTGGTTAAAGCCCAATTAGCAAAAGAAGGTATGACGCTGTAAAAAGCACCACCATATTATTTTAGAAAAACTGTAACACAAGAAGAGAGATTGACGATATTTTTTAATTAAAAATTTTGTCAAATGAATAATTTAGCAGTTGGTATGTCTGACTATGCTAACGGTCTTAACGGAGCTGCAAATGCAGCAGGTTACGGTGGTATGGGTGCTGATGATGCACAAAAAGCGGCAGACTTATTTAAGGCAATGGAAGCTGGTCATCTACAAGGAGGTGATTTAGGTGGAGGCCAAACAAACGCAGGATCTCTTAAATATGAGAGCCTAGACGCAAATCTTAAATTAATTACTTTCAGAGAGAGTGATATTAGGGTTTGGAAGATGATAACAAAAACACCCGCATACAACACGGTTGAGGAATTCAATCAAGTTGTATCATACGGTAATCAGCGAGGTGGATTCAATAACGAAGGTGAGCTTCCAGAAGCAGAAGATTCTCTCTACAAAAGAAACGTAGAGCGAGTTAAGTTCATGGGTGTGACTAGAGCAGTTACGCATCCAGCTCAACTTGTAAAAACTCAAGGAGGTGGTCTTATCCAAATGGAGGTTTCTAACGGAATCAAATGGATCTTAAGACAAGCTGATAGAGCATTGCTCTATGGTGATGAGAATCTTATCGGACAAGAGTGGAATGGGCTTTATGCACAGCACTTAAACAACCCTCAATTTACAACCCTTCAAGACTATATGGATAGTGATTTGGTTGTTGACTTGAGAGGAAAAACGCTTAAAGAAGGTGATCTTAATAAGGCCACAGAGGTATTACTTCATTCTTTTGCGCAGCCTGATTGCTTGATAGCACCACCAGTGGTCTTCACTGACTTTGCTGAAGGTTTCTATTCAAGAAATAGACAGGCTGTTGGAACAGTTAATGGAACAGGTGGTAATCAGATGACTAGCTTCCAGTCTCAGTTCTTCAATATCATGTTTGAGTATGATATATTCGCAACTAAGGGCGTGGGTAGATTACCAAATGCAACGTCTATTCAGTATAGTGCAAAAGCACCAGCGGCTCCAACGTCAGGAGGAACAGCAGCAGCTACGCCAGATACTTTGACTAAGTTTGCTGATGGTGCAGGAGATTACTTCTATGCAGTCACAGCAACAAATAGATATGGTGAATCTCCAATGACTCAAATAGGAACAGGTCTTGTTACGGTGGCAGGTAATCAATCAGTTGATTTGACTTTCACAGCAGGACAGGGGCCATATGCAGCAGACGCATTCACTATATATAGATCAGATGTTGACCCAATAACGGGGTATGCAGATACTAAGATGCTTCCTCTTTTCACGGTTCCAGCAAATGGATCAGATGTTAAGAGAGGTTCTTTAGCGGCAGGTGTAGATGGTGGCGCAGTAGGAGTGGTAAGAGACAGGAATAGATGGATTGGGGGAACTCAGGAGGGTCTATTGCTTCAAAAAGGAAGAGATGTATTGGAATTCAAGCAGTTGGCTCCAATGATGAAGATGGATATTGCAAGATTGGGACCAGCGGATAGATTTATGATCTTGATGTACGGAACACCTATTGTTTTTGCTCCATCCAAGATGGTGAGAATTATCAACATCGGTAGAACGGTATAAGGTATTTTTTTTAGGTAAAATGATGTTTAGAAAGACTTGTAGTGGAATATCTGCAAGTCTTTTTTTATATTTGTGATTATTAACTTTAAATCTAAAATTAAATTTTATGCCTAAATTAAAGACAGTTCACCGTCATGAGTATGGTAAAAGTCGAGTTACTGGAGTCGTCACTCTGGAGTTTGATGATAAAGGAATTTCTCAAGAGCTTACTGAAGAGCAGGTGGAGTCTTTGTCTTTCAGCAAATCTTTACAGGTTATAACTGATGACTCAGATTCAAAAGACTCTAAAAAAGACTCTAAAAAAGACTCTGAAAAAGAGTCTGTAGAAGCGACTGATGATGTTGAAGAAACTGCCGAGGAAGTCACCGAGGATGCCACTGAAGAGGAGGTTGAGGTAGAGGAAACTGTTACTGTAGGTTTAACAGAAGAGGACAAGAAAACTGAGCTTTACGGTGCGCTATCTGACAGTTCAATGAAGGAAATCAAATCATTGCTATCCGAAACTGGAAAGGTGACTGATGATGTTCTGAAATCTTTCAATAGAACCAAAGGAAAGGATGCTTTGATCCAATTTGCATATCCGATTCTAAAAGAGGAGGCTTAGAAAAAAAGTAGAAATATGCCCCAATTAAGATACGATGTAAATTTTGAAAGATCAGAGGCTTCAATGTCTTCTAGTGATTTAATAAGAAGATATTTCTTTGGAATACCACTTTTTGATGCAAATGGGAATACGATGTCTACTCAACAAATAGAGAGGCATATAAATTCTGCAAAAGAGCAATTAGAGGGATATTTAGACCTAAAGCTTGGCAAGCAGATAATCACTGAAAATGTTTCTTTCATAAGACAAGAGTGGCTTAATTGGGGATATATACCAACATCATTTCCAGTACTGAGTGTTATAAGCTTAGATGGGTATGTTGGTTCATATAGAGAAATTCAATACCCTCATGAGTGGCTTTCTATAAAGGAATCAACTGATAATTCAGCACCTCATAGACAAGTTCATTTAGTTCCAACGGGGGGCAATATAGAAGGCACCAGTGTTCTTTATTCAGGAATATCACCTCACATAGGTTGGTTTGGAAGTAAAACGGTCCCTAACTATTGGCAGATAACATATTGTACTTCTTTTAATCAGGTTCCAGAGGATATAATAGACGTGATGGGTAAACTTGCATCTATAAATATATTCAACCAAATGGGTGATATAGCTTTAGGGCAGGCGGGTTTGGCGTCCACAAGCATATCTATAGATGGCCTTAGTCAATCAGTAGGAACGACAAACTCAGCAACAAATGCGGCTTTTGGTGCTAGGATAATAAATTATCAAAAAGAGATAAAAACAGCACTTCCTGATCTCAAATCTAAATACAAAGGAATAGGATTTATAGTGGTATGAGTAATAACGGAACATTCATATCAAATGGTGGAAGTAACCTAGACAATGGAACTGTAATTGCAGCCACATCACCAAACACAGTAGGTCATCCAAGGGTTGATTTACAAAAAGGATCGTTTGATTCGTTGATTCAACAAAAGGGATATGATGTTTGGCATGACAAGGCTCATAAATGCCCATGTGTAAATGTTTTAAGCAATCATGCAAACAGCTCATGTAGAAATTGTGGTGGATCTTCTTGGTTGTTTACCAATAGAACAGAGACCAGAATGGTTATACAATCTCAATCAATAGACACCAAGTATAAGGATTGGAGTGCAGAAAAGGCAGGAAGTGCTAGAGTAACGTGTTTGAATGAAACAAGACTAACCTATATGGATAGAATTGTTGTAAGAAACGCCTTAATGACCAGTTCTGAAAACGTTCACTTTGAAAAACATGAGGATGGTGTATGGAGGGGGTATTGTAAATTCAATGTAAAGGCCATTGACGTGGCCTATTTATTTACAAGCCCAAGTAGAAAACTTACACCATTAGCTTCTGGGGATTATAAAATAATGAATGGTCAATGGATAGAGTTAAGCCCATCAATTGTAGAAACAATAGACCCAAATGATGATGGTGTATTCCCAACTATATCTATAAGATATGAGCATAACCCAGAGTACCATATTATAGATATAACGAGGCAAGTCATTGAGTCCTATAGAAATACTCAATCAAGGGATTTGAATAGAGACAAGTCGTTTAAATTCCCCCTTAGTGCTGTAGCTAGATTAGCCCATTACGTTTTGGATCAACAAAATTTCAATGAAGAGTACTTGTTTGATAATGATTTTATAACTTGCGAGAAAAAAGTATCGCTAAACATAAATAACGTCAATATTAAGATAAATAGCTTCTCTCAAATGGAGATTGATGATATTGACAATGAGGCGTTTTTAGGAAATATAATATTCAATGAAAGCATTGGACAATTCCAAGGATTTAATGGAGATAAGTGGGTACCTATAGGGTTACAGAGACAGTTACAAGAAACATCTATATTGGCAAGTCTACCTTCGGAGTTCATGCCAAATACTACATTTGCAAATGTGAATCTAGACACCACCACTTCAGGAGATATAGATCTAACTGATTGGACACCATCGGGGTTGATAGATGGCGCTGTACTTCAAATAAAGCTTGTTAGAGGTGATAACGTAATAACTTTCACAGATCAAAATGGAATACTATATGATCACGTTAATCAGATTGGTGAGTTCATCACAATTCGATGGGATGAGAGTAACAATAGAATGATATCGTAAATTAATTTATTAACTTTTTATAAAATTTTATTCAAATGTTTGACAAATCACCCAAAAAGGGAGTTACAACAGCAGGCGCAGCAGGTGCAGGCGTGACAACAGCAGCTATAACGAATGCTGACATTGCAGCAGGAAATCTTGAAGATGACGGTCAAGTTTTAGTAATCGTAGATACTACGGCTGGAGATGTTGCTATTGATGCAGCAGCTATTACAGCTATAAGTGGTATCACAGGTCTTGTTGAAGGAGATCAGTTTATTTTCATCAAGGACTCAACTGATGTGAATAGAATCACATTCACGGATCCGGGTACGAACTATGAGTTCAATCACGTAAACAGACAGACAGAATTTCTTCGTCTGACTTGGAATGGATCAACGCTTTCAGTGTAAGGATGAGATTCTTACTAACGATAATAGTATTTATAACTGGCTTCAATTCAATTTGGGGCCAGTTTGATGCTACACCTACAGTGATAGATAAGTCAACTATAGGTGTAGGAAATCAAGAATATACGATATCTAACATAGGCACGTATTACAGTGACGAGATTCTGATATTTAAGAATGAGGGGTCGGGTAATTTCACTATTCATGCAGCATCAGGAAACACTATAGATGAAAGACCTGTATTTAAACTAATTAACGATGATGAGCTTATAGTTTTACAGAAAGACCCTGACACCCCTACAAATTGGGCGATAGTTGGCTCTAAGCTGGCAGGTAATACAACATTGTTGTGGTACCAAGATGGAGTAAAGATAAAACCGATAAGTGGCGTCAATAATGTAGACATTCCTCATCTATTCTCACTATCACTAGACGTTGATGACTTTGGCTCAGTTCCAGAATTACAATCAGAGACAATAACAACGGATGAAATATACATATCAAACCCCCTATTGGAACCAAATCAAGAATTATTGGGAATAAATTCATCAGATAAGATTGTGAGGACAACAATAACAAGTCCAAGTCAAATAGCAAGATTGACATTATTAGATAATAATAGTGTTAACAGTTTCACACCAACAGCAATAGACATAGGCGCAGAGGTCATAAACACCGTCATCGGTCTTTCATCCAATGGATCAGGTGTTGATGTAAATGAGGGGGTTTATTTAGTAACAATAAGGAGAGGTTTTAGTACCTCAAGCAGTTTTAGATCAAGTATAGACCTAATATTTTTAAAAGACGGACAAGAATACTCAAGAGCGTCTTCAGGCAACTATATAAGAAGAGCTACTGGACACAATGTTTCTGGAGATGAATTTTCAGAAGTATATCAATTTGGAACAGGTGGCGGTGAGATTTCATTTCAAAATGTAAAAGCCGAACAATCGACATCAACATCTACCACTAAGTTTGAGGGGGGTAGGAGTATATTGATAATTCAGAGAATACAGTGATAGATCTTAACATTGACATAACTGAACTTGCAAGTCATTTCAACATGTCACCTGACGAACAAAGGGATTTGTTGAGATCAGCGGTTTCAGAGGTGGCGGAGGGGTTTGAGGATCAATGGAGAATTGAAAGCAGGGTTTTATTTACAAGTAGAAAAGAGTACAGAGATTCTATTAGGTCAGAGTGGGTGGACGAATACACAAAGGCTGTATACCTAAACCCTTCAAGTTGGCTTCCAAACGCAATAGAGCAGGGGGCATCATCATTTGATATGAAGGTGGGACTCTTGAACTCCAGTAAGGCCAAAACAACAGCGGCCAAGTATGATGAGAAGGGAAATATGATAAAACCAGCGGGTAAATACATAACCGTTCCGTTTAGATTTGGAAATCCAGATGCAATAGGAGATAGCTTTGCTTCAATGCCTAGAAAAGTACATCAGGCAGTAAATGCACAGGCCAAGTCAGGAAATAAAGGACTAACTCTCTCATCAATAGATAGAAGGCACCACATGCCAATGAGTGCAGTTCTTAGAGATAGAATAAGGAGGTCTGGAAAGAACCTAAATTCATTCAATTCTAGTAAGAATAAGGCAACAAGCATATATGAGGGTATGAGAAAAGTGCAGGACAAGAAAACAAATAGTTCTGCATATATGACTTTTAGAAGAGTTAGTTTAACGAGCCACAAATTAAGATTTGTTCATAGTGGATTTGTTGCAAGAAATTTAAGTTCCAAGGCACTTGGTAATTATAGTGATGACATACACAATATTGTGGGAAATGCAATTGATAGATTTTTAGAATGATATTCATACCAGAGATAAAAATATATGAGATAGTAAAGGCAATGGTTGATCATCTAAAGGAAGATCATGACAAGGCTCAAGATAAGAACAAGTCAATGCTTGGTTATATGTTGGGGGATAATGATTTGCTAAAAAAAGACTATTTCGATGAGGCGGTAAGTATATTTTCAAGAAAAAATGGGAATCCCCGTCAGCTCAGAACAAGACTTTATTATGATATGTCAAAGGCTACGGTTCCAACTATACATATCACCATACCGCAAGAGATGCAAGACCAAAGTCCATTGGGAACTGTATCAGGAGAAGAAATTCCAGTCACATTACCCGTTAACTCTTCAAATGAAGGCAAGATAGCTTACAGGTCAGTGACTCAGAGGAGGTTTAGAGCTAGAACTCATATAATAATAACATCTGACAATGAATCAGAGGTTACGCTTATATATCACGTCATGAGGGCAATGATAATGAGTACACTAGACCATTTCAGCCTTGTGGGTCTTGAGAATGTCGTGATAGGCGGTCAAGAGGTTAGGGTAAATGAAAGAGTTGCCCCAGATCATATATTTCATAGAGGTATAGAGATAGGGTACTCATATTTAGTTTGTTCACCAAACTGGTATGACCAACAAGATTTTGCAAATATTTTAATATCTAAATTGGACGGAGAAACCAATTCAGATTTTTCACCTAAATTAGTTGACGATGAACACTAGTAAAAAATATGGAGTTGAACAAATATGTTCTCTTTTGGGATTAAGTCAAAGAGATTCTTTCGCAATGAGAAAAAAATATAATGATTTAACAACCGCTGATGTTTGGGCGGAGCGACTAGATGAGATAGGATACAAAGACAAGTTTTTGGAAATTACCGATAGTTAAAAATTATCTATCTTTACAGTCTTAATAAACAGCAATATATAATGGCAACAAGCATTAACTTCAATAATCGTTTAATAAGACTGCCTGGTGTCTATACTAGAATAACGTCTGGAGACAACAATCAACCGCAAAGTTTTACTTTTGGAAATGTACTTGTAATAGACAACGACCCTAATTCAAATTTTGGAGGTGGTGCAGGTATTGATGGAGAACTTAACCAAGGAGAGGATAGCGTATATGAATTTGATAGGTTGATAGAGATGAGAGATTTCATTGGCGGTGGTCAATTCTACGATACATCAAAAGCCTTATTCAAGCCATTGGATGGACAGGCAGGTGCATCAAAGGTATTTTACCTTAGAATGCTTTCAACAACTGCAAGTACATTAACTCTTACAGGTTCAAATGGTGAAGTTGTGGTTAAGTGCAGATATGAAGGTAATGCGGGTAGCAGTATTAGAATCAGGAACGATTGATTCTACAAAATTTAGATTAGTATTCAAAAGAGGATCATTTACAGGATTAGCATCAGATGGTATTCCATATGATGGTGCCGCTGAAGAGTCAACAAATTCTATAATAGTCGCTCAATCTCCAGAAGTTTCAGATTTCCAAGAGGTTGTGGATTGGATGAATAGGGATGACGATTTCAAGAATAATTTTAAACTTGAATCATTTTCAGCAGGGGTTATAACTACAGCCGATTTGACAGCATTTTCAGCCGATCAGGTATTTGTAGGTGGAACACAAGATAATTCAGATCCTCAATTAATAGATAAGGTATTAGACGCAATTGGACCTATTGACTACAGTCATGTATTGGCGCCAGATTCAGGAGTGAATGCTACATCAGCAGATAACATGAAGTTATTATCTCACTTAAAAAACGAGGCCAAGTACGACAAGATAATGGTTGTTGCTGGAGGTGATACTAAATCAGAACTTCAATTATCAATAGATGCCGCCAAATCATTTGACTCAGAGAGAGTTGTATTGGTTCATGGAGGTATTTATGAGGAAGATGTTGTTTCAGGTGCAGGTCAAAGAGCAAAGAGTTCTTTTCAAAAAGCTGCCTATGTAGTAGGTAGGATTTCTGGACTGGCACCTCAAACTCCTCTGACATTTAAAGCATTTGATTATGCAGGTGAAGTACATAAGATATCTGACACTGAAAGGGTTTTGGCTCTAGAGGCAGGCGTTTTAACAACTTCATTCAACTTTGAGTTAAGGAGTTTTATATGCACTCAGGGAATCAATACCTTGCAAGCTAATACATCTCCAGTGAATAGTGATGGAAGCTCTCACATATGGCAGTCTATGAGAATAGTCTATCAATTAAACAAAGAGCTTTTGATACAGGCAACAATTGATTTGCTAGGTAATCAATCAGTTGGTCCTAACAGAAACACCTTAGATGAGGGCGTGGTTGAAGAATGGACTAAAGGATTTTTGAGCAGTAGAACTGCATCGAGTACAAGTGATAATTTGATACTGTCATTCAAGGACATTACCACAAATTCTCAGGGGGATGCTCTATTTGTTCAATATGCTTTTACGGCAAATAGTGAAGTGAATAAGATATTCTTTACAGGTATCCTTCTTTAAATCAAAAAGTTAAAAGTCTAAAATGGCGAATCAAGTATTAACAGGGGCATTGGCCCTTATAAAATCAAATGGTATAGTAATTGGAAGAACTAAGAGTATTCAGTTCTCAGAGGAGATTACTAGAGGTCAGGTAGTTGGTTTGGGCGAGTTGCTTAGACAAGAGGTTCCAGCTCTAGGACATAGAGGAACTGGTTCTATCAGTAGTTATGCAATAGACTATGAAACTGATGGATTACCTGAAAATTTTGCACGTAAAGTAGAAAGCGTTCAAGAGTTTGTCGATAGTCTTATCTTGAATGAGGAAGGTGTTCAGTTGGTTATTTTCAAAAAAGTAGCTGATTTCATAGACCCTACTACCAAAATAGTAAGATCAACACCAAAAGTTTATGCTACAATAAACAAGGTATTCCTAAACAGAAAAGGGATGAATATCAATGAGTCTCAAATAGCTGGAGTAGATCAATCATTTGATTTCTTAGAGCCTATTATTTTTAACAACTAAGAATATTACTTATGTTAAGCCCAGAAGAGATTCGCAATCATCAGAATCAACGTAAAATGAACATTGTTCGTCATTTCGTTGGCTCTGATGTGCAAAACATACAACCTGCCGTTGATGCTGCACAAAAGCAACCACCAACGCCACCACCAAGTAAAGAAAAACCAGATAATGGATAGACAAATAGATTTTACCGTAAAAGAAAATTCCTACACAATAAAACTACCTACTGCTGGTCAATTGCTCGACATAGAAGAGTATAAGGCAGTATTCACGAATGGTAGATATGGAGCTATTTTAGCCAATAGAACTAAGTCATCAGAAGCAGCGTTAGATAATGTTGACATGATGGCTCATCTAACTGCTATGTGTCCTGATCTTATAAAGGATATGGCCGCAAAAGGGTTGTCTGATTGGAAGCAAATGTCCATCATAGATTTAAAGGAGCTGAAAGAGCCGTATGAGAAGATTTTCCTTCCTTGGTTCAAAGATTTTGAGAAGCAAGCTCAGGGGTAATGTCCTTCATCGAGAGATGGAATATAAGATTCCCAATAGATAGATGGTGGCGTAATAAATACAAGATACCATTCGGGTCACTTGCTCATAGAAATCAAAGCATGGGTGACATCATAGCTGAATATGAGGAGGATAAACTTTATCGTCAATTATACTTAACTTCGACATACAAAGAAGGTGACTGGTTAAAACCAAAACAAGAGTCAATAGACGCTTTAGAGGATGTATTTGATAACCTTCAATTAAAGGACTTAAAAGATGTAAAGGTATAGGGTTATGCAAAGACGAGTAGAGGCGGTATTTTCAGCAAGAGATGCTGGATTAACAAGCACCATGAACGGGATAAGAGACGGTGCTAATCAAATGGCTCGTGAGCTACTTGACCAAGCCAATAGTACATCTGCCAATGCACGTCAAGCCATTCAATCTTATGAGGATGAAATAAGAGCTATTGAGAGAAGAAACAAGATGGTTTCTCAATCAGCTAGATTGGAGATAGACACCAATAGAAGAAAACGACAAGATGCTCTAAGTAACCAGAGCATACTATCATCCAATCAAGTCCAAGAAATAAGCAACGCAAGGAGGGAAGCTTCACAGGAACAGGTGGAGTTAAATGAGAATACTATTACTCAAAAAGAAAAGGATGATAGGATAGAGTCTTTGGGTGTTAGACGTTCTGAGGAAGAAAAAACAGTCAAGATAAGAGAGATTAGAGATTCTTCAAACCTATCTGAAGATGAGAAGATAGTAAGAGTCAAAGAGATACTTGACAGAAAAGAGGATGATGCTGATAGAGATAATCTAATAAGAGAGAGTTTAAATGAAGATGATAAGATTGTCAGGGTTCAGGAGATAATAGACCGTGACCCAAATGTAGCAGATACAGAGGCTATAGTTAGAGTCAGGGAAATTTTAGACTCATCTGTAGATGAGGATGATGGTGAGAGGATGATGAGGGTCAAAGAGGTGTTGGAGTCAATAGATCCATCTGAATATGATGAGAGGGTTGTCCGACTTAGAGAGGTTGCAGATAAGGAAGATTTCACTGAAAGACTTGTAGCTCAGGATATACCAGAAAACATATCCAGACAGTTAAGGGATTTGGAGAACAGAGAGGTTATAACAGAAGATGAACGTGCGTTAAGAGAAAATGACATCTCTTCTAGAAGAGATGAGAAAATAGAAGAGATTAGAGGTGGTTCAATTACTCAGGATGAGTATGCAAGTTGGGAATCTGATATAGAAGAGAAGTACAGACAGGAGATGTCTGATCAGAAGATTTATGAACAGGAATCCAAGCTTGAGGTTGCAGTGCTGAGAGAGATATTGGATGCTATAAGAAATTCTAGCAGAAGAGAAATAGCATCAGATGAATTTCATGAGGGTAGAGATTCTGCCGTTGAATCAGTTAGATATGTAAATCAAGTAGGTGGATCTGTCACAGATACGGCTAGGAGATTACAGGAAGAGAAGAGTGAGGATGATAAGGATGATAAATCAATGACTGGTGGTGCGATAAATACAGTTCAAAATGTAATAAATTCTCCAGATGCATTAACCGCTGGAGGTAGGGCATTGGAGGGTGGTGCTGGTATGATGGGTATGATGAAAAATCCAATAGTTGTGGCAGCAATGGCCACATTGGCGGTTACAGCCAAGGGGCGTCAGGACGCAGCACAAAGAGAAAATTCTGCTAGTCAAATGGCTGCACTTACAGGTAAAAGTGTTGAGACTTTAATGAATGATGAGGGTGTTGGTAGAAGTGATCATGGAGAAGACTATAGGCCTATAGATTATGGGGTAACTAGGGAAGAGTTTGTTTCACAGTATATGCCAAATGCAGCAAGGGCAAGAGGGACATCTAAGAGTGCTGAATTTTACGCAAAAACTGACGTTGTAATTGATAAAGGTCTGGCTCTAGACACAGGAACCTCATCTCAGTTAGCTAAACTTGGAAGGGCTACGGGTGATGATGCAGCCTCATCAGCAAGAATGATGGTAGCGGCACTAAAAGAATCAGGTCAATTAGGTGATGACGGTCAGGATATGACTAAGCTCAATGAATACATGAGGGGGTTCATACAGCTATCAGAGTCAAAACTTCAAAGATTTGGTGTATCTGAAAATACAGGAACTATGGGGGCCATTAAAGCCTTAAGTGGTCTTGGTGGCAATTTTGATAGAGAGGACTATACAGTAGAGACTACAAGACGTATGGATGAGGGTCTAAGGTCTGGCAGTAATGAGGCCAAGGCAATGAAGATGACTCTTTTACGTCAATTAAATCCAGATAAGGGTAGATTTGGGTTAGAGGCTGAATATGAGAAGGGGATAGACTCAGAGGGTTTTCTTGACGCAGTCCTTAATTTGGTCAAAAATTCTGGTGGAACAGAAGATAATCAAATGATGCTTCTTGACTCATTGATGGGTGGCCAAATGAGAAAATCTGATATTCAAAAGATAGTCAAAAGCAATTTTGATGCTTCCGCCATAAATGAAGTTCAGGAATATTCTGATAGTGATTTGGAAATAGAGGCAAGGGCAAAAGGCACTAATTCAAATATAGACACTGAAAATAAATTTTTAAAAGAGACAATGACAGATGTAACATCTGCAATAGGTGCCGCATCTAGTGAATTTACAGAAAAAGTCTTGGGTGTTTTAGAGAGAATAGCATCAAGTTCTGATAAAACAGCACGTACCTCTAAAGAATCATTATCTCACAGAAAGTCATTAGACCAATGATATTAAGAGTTCTTTCAAATCATTTATTAAGAGAACATGATAATGCGGGTGACGGCCACTATCATGCATCGAGAGATGGAGGAACTAGACTTCATAGAGGTGTTGATCTCGTAGCCACATTTGGTCAAACAGTCACATCTCCATTCTCTGGAGTAGTAAAGAGGGTGGGGGTTGCCTATAATGGAGATAATAGGTTCAGAACTATACATATAAAGAGTGATGATGAGGATTTAATAATCAAGATTCTGTATGTTAGGCCTATTGTAAAAAAGGGTGACAGGGTTACTTCTGGTCAGCCTATTGGAACTGTTCAGGACTTGACTCAGAGATATGCGGGCATAACAAATCATCTTCATATTGAAGTGTTAGTGGGCGGCGCCCATGTTGATCCAACACCATACTTATTTAGGCCAGTTTCGGTGGAAGTTGCAGACCTCGAAGATTCTAAGAATGATGAGGGGAATCTTTCAGAAATAGTATATTCAGGAACATCTCAGATATCAGCCAGCAGACTCATAGAACAGCTTCCACAGATATCAACTACTAAAAAATCTTTCTTGGAGACATCTAGTAATGGTGTATCAAACAACTTTGCAGCTTGGCAAAATCTTAATCCAGAAGAAAAAGGTGATTATGATCCAAATGTAGAATATCCAATATCGGTAGGAACTAAACTTCATGTAAAAAGAAGTTCAATATCACAAATTGAATATAGTTCAAACATAACGATAACAAAAGCATCTGAAAAAACAATATTTCCAGAAGTTTTAAGGGTTGCAACAAATAGTAATTTATTTAAACGAAATTCCACTAGAATAGAAAACACTAAGGTTCATGTAATGGTTTGGAATAGATCAAAACACATGGATGCGTCAGATGGGTGGATAGATGTTTCTGAAGATGTAAGAGTTTGTTCTGTTCAGTCATCAATGAATGATTCAAATTTTTCATTTGAGGTAGCTGAAAGAAACACAATCATGAGAGATGGTTGGTATAAGAGTGAGGGTGATTCTATAAATAGACTAAATTTAAAAAACGATAGGTCTAAGTTTTTCTATCAGACAGCCATTCAGCAAAATGATCTCGTATTTATAAGATTTGAGAAGCTGTCTATTGAATCAGAAGACAATAACCATCCAGTTTCAAATAGATGGTATGATATGATTGGATTGGTTGACGCAGTATCAACCACAACATCATCACAGGCCAGTGATGTTTCTACAATAATCAGAGGCAGGGATTTGTCAAAGGTTCTCATTGATGATAACAGCTACTTCAACCCCTTTTCAATAGGTCATGTTAATAGTCAATTTGGTGGAGTGCTTGGCGATAGGTATGACAGTGGTGAGTTTTTTGACATAACACCATTTCTTTCAAGGTCAATAAATGAGACTGTAAAATTCATAGTAGAGAGAATAGCGTCAATTAATTACATACCATCAGAAATTTTTTCAAGTTGGGAAAACCCAACTCAGTTTGAAGCGGCAGGAACTAGAGATGATGGCGTGGATGTAAGAGCTAGTTTCAGTAGAGGGGTTTGGTCCATAATAAAGGTTTTTATTGATGACAATGTTCAAGACCTAAGACTTGTAGATGACTCTATAACCAATCCAAATGGAAGTATTTGGGGGCTATTTGGTAAGATAGCTCAAGCGCCTTTTGTTGAATACTTTGGGGATGTTTACGGTGATCAATATTTCATTACAATGAGAGAGCCGCCACATACTTACAATGACATATTAAACTCTTCTCTCAATATAGAGAGCAGTAGCGTGAATGTCAGTGATGAAAACCTATCATCAATAAAATCACAACAATCAACTAAACACCCAAGAACGATAACTATAAGAGAATCGGATGTAATAAGTGACAATCTTTCATTTGATACAACATCATATGCTTGGTATAGCTTAGAGGATAGAGGCAATTTTGCAGGAAAAACAGTAGGCCTTGGTGTGAGTCCAAATTTATATCTTGAAGAATATGCTCAGGTTTTTGGAAACAAGAGATGGGAAATAACATCCAATTACTCAAATTACAAGTTCCATGAAAATTCCAACCAGAATAGAGAATTGGACCTCTATGCAGATCAACAATCACAACACTTGTCGTTTATGGTTGAGACCACAATGTATCTGCCCTTTAGTAGAAAAGGAACAATAACTATAAACGGAGACCGTAGGATAAAAAAGGGTAGTTGGATATATTACGAGCCAACTAATGAGATTTGTTATGTGACAGGAACCATGAATGTTGCTAACATAAACAACACCGTTATTGATAGAACTACTCAGGTGACGGTAGAACGTTGTTTAGTGAAAGATTTCATTGACAAGAACAATGATTTTAGCTATTTCAACATTATTGATATAGAGAAGCTTGCGGGAAGATCAGAGGGTGGTATATATGATATAATAACCAGAGGTAGGGTTTATGAAAAGTTTGACCAAAAAAAGAACATAATAGTGAATCCAGAACAATTTAACTTTTTCCTAAAAAGAAGACAGTTGGATGTATAAACGAAGAGTACACAAGCACGTCACAAAGGGAAAGTCGGTATCTAGCCATTTTGGTAAGATTGATGGTTTTGGCTATATAATCATTCCAAATGACTTACCAAGGGATGAGTATATAAGAGATGTATACTTGAAAGGGTATTGTATGATACTAACAAGCTACAATGAACCCCTTCGAGATGTTTTGATACCAAGATCCCTTTTACAGGAGTTAGTTTTTCCTGCATCTCCAGAGAGAAGAGGGTCACTGATAAGGTATTCTATACATAATGAGCAAATTTGCCTAGAATCAATTCATTTGAGGCCAGAGGAGTCATATATGTATGAAGAGGACACTTATGCTGATGTGAGAGTCAGGGATTCAATAACTATGAGTGATATCAAGTCTTTAAATGGATCCAATTGGCTTATATCATTTGATGATCAGGATTCGAATAATGGCCAGATAACCATAACATCAAAAGGCGTTGATGATCAAACGACAATAAAACTAGGATTGGATGGCACCTTAGACATATCGTCTAGTGATTCTTATTCTATTAGATCAACAAACAAGATTTCTGAATCAACAAAAGATAAAGAGGTAACAGCATCAACTTCGTTTGAGGTAAAAATTGGAGCAGATGATGAATTCAATACGTTGATTATAGACAATGATTCACTTTCTTATGTAGATAAATTTGAGAACAAAATATCTGTAGAAGATGGAAGGGTTATTGTTGAGTCAGATAATATAGAGCTTGGGGGTGGGGCTACAGAAAAAGCCTTGCTTGGAAATAAAACTATAAAAGAGTTGAATAAGATAAATATGGCTATACAAACAATAATCAATGCAATCAGGACATCTCCAGTGTCTCCATCCGATGGAGGTTCTCTTTTTAAAACATCTCTAATAAATCATATTTCTAGTATACAAGCCGCTACATTTGATAAGATTTTGAGTGATAAGGTTGCATTAAAATAATACTTTTGTAAAAATAATCAGATGGCCAAATTTGGAAAACATAGCAAGAAGAGAATAAAAGAGTGTCACCCTTACCTCAAGTCAATATTAGAACTGGCTATAAAGAGATCTCGTGTTGATTTTGGAGTTTCTGAAGGACATAGGTCTTTGGAGCGGCAGCAGGAATTGTATGCTCGTGGACTTACTAAAATAAATGGCACCACTAAGAAGGGTAAGCATAATAAATTCCCTAGTGAGGCCGCTGACATCTACGCTTATCACAGATTATCAAAATATAGAAAAATCATGGCCTATGACAAAACTCATCTTGCATATATAGCGGGTGTTATTGATTGTTGTGCAAAAGAGCTTAAGAATATAGGTGAAATAAATTGCGACATCAGGTGGGGTGGAGATTGGAATAAAAATGGAGTCATCGATATAGACCAATCATTTGATGATTTTCCTCATTTTGAAATAGTGAACATAAAATAATGCCAACTCAAGTACTTCAAAGAATAAATAGTTTAGCCAATGGAGGCGGTAGGGGGCTAGTTAATGGTCTATACCCTAATGAATTTGAGTACTATGCAGTCACCTTAGAATTGGTAGACAGTGAAGATAAAACTGTAGACTACCTAACATTCCCCGTATCTCCAAAATCAATGACTTACAATTACACATCCATAGCCAATATAAAAAAGAATATGGGTGGCGTCACGGTCATAGATACAGACAAATTCATACCATCAAAATACATGATGAGTGGAACATTCGGAAGGTCTTTGAAGATATTGATAGGTCAAGATATAAATCACGAAGACAGTACTCAGGCAGGTGCATGGACTAAACAAGATAGTGAATTTGCAATAAGGAGCAGTGTCTTGAATGCCAAAATCAAAAGCGGATATGGTGCGCTTAAGATATTGGAGGCGATAGTTGATAAATCTAGTGGAATTGACCAATATGATAGGCCGTTTAGATTATATCTATACAACCCAGCTATGGGTCATAGTTTCTTGGTTAAGGTCAACACATTTTCAACCAAACAAGACTATGATTCAAGTAATATGGTTTGGCAGTATGAAATTGCTTTTACCACCATTGCTCCATTGGATAGGATAATAAATAGAGTTGATGTAAAAGAGTCATTGAGTCAGTCTACATTACTGCCTAGCCTCCAGAGGTCAACGAACAGATTGTTTAATCAAGTGAGGGGATTAATATGAGGGCCGCTATAGAAAAATTTGAGAGACTAACTAGGTACCCTCTGACTGAATATTTGAGAAGCTACAATAACTTTTTAAGCTCTCATTATGGTAATGTGATAAATTACTACAACGGCAATTCACAAACACCAAATGGTGAGTCATTTGAGGCTTTAAATGAGCTAAATATCAAAACACAAAGATTAAAGTCATCCATATCTATATACAAAAATAGAATGACGTCATCCGAGTATTGGGATTTGATTGATTTTATTGATGATATACATCAGTCAATAGACACGATAAATAATATCAGTAAATGGCTTCGATCGTCAATTGAAAAAAATAATTTCAGTCCAGATGTAGAGGTTAGAAGAACATTAACCCAAAGACAGACGATTGAAGATCTTGCATTTGAAACAGGATCAGTTGACCCAAATAACGATTGGATATCAATAGCATTAAGAAATGATATAAGAGAAGAGGCATATACTCCAGACGGGGGAAATGTATTAACGGTTGGCTATAAAAATAGAAGACGGATATTCATAAATACTGTAGTTGACAATATCAGTGGCATTAATGTATATGGATTAGATTTAGATAAAAATCTGACATTCGAAGATGATGATTTAAAAGTCTTATCTTATACAGACACCATTCAACAATCTGTAAATGTATTGGCGGGACTTAAGCAGGGGGCGGTTCCAGAGTTTCCATCCGACGGCATTCAGCCAGATTTGGTTATTGGACAAAATAGAAATAGTGTAGCCTATCCAGTATTAACAAGACAGTTTTATAGAACATTTAGAACTGATGATACTTTGAAAAATCTGACAATAACCAATATAGAGGTTAGACAGGATAGTTTATTTGTGGAATTCTCTATCAGAACGAGATTGGATGAGACGGTAATAACAGAAACATTATTATGATAACAAGAATACATACAGTTGATGAGCTTAAGAGAATTTGGACCGAGGCTCTATTGAATAAAACTGATAGGGTTACAAAAATAAGTGACCATTCAGTGGTCAATGGAATAGCTTTTGGTGTGGCTAAAATAGGTCAGAAAGCAATGAAGGATGTTGCCTTGATAGAATCACATCTATTTCCTGATTCAGCCTATGGTGAGCATTTAGATAATGTTGCGGAGAATTTAGGTATACCTGCAAGATTTGGAGCCAGTCAGTCTAGTGTTTATGTGAGGGTGTTTGCCGAAGTAGGAACAACATACGTTGCTAGCGTTCATACATTTAAAGGTCAGGGGCAGGATTTTGAGATTGTTGAAGATTTTACTGTAGGTGATGATGGGTATGGGTATATAAAAGCTAGATCAGTTCAAAGTGGATCCAACACCAACATACCAAGCCTAACTATCAATTCAGTAAACCCATCACCTTCAGGACACCAACACGTCACGAATGAGTATAATGCTACTGGAGGTAGAGATGTTGAATCAGATGAAATATTTCGAATTAGAATAAAAAATGGCGCAAATATTGGGGCCACAAAGACATTGGAGTATTTAACTCAAGTTGCCATAGGAATAAATAATGATATTCTAAGCATTTTCAATTATGGCGTAAATGACCAAAATCAGAGCATATTAGGTATATTGACTCAGAATGGAGTCAGTTTATCATCATCAGAGATAGACACCCTTAGAAACGGCATTAAGGAGTATTTATCATTGCAGGATTTCAATAACATAACAGATGCATCAATAGGTGTTGATTTGAGAAATATAGAGTATGAGCCTATTGATATAGAATTCAGATGCTCTTTGATACAGAATGTTCAGGTTGATGACGTTAGAAGACTGATTCAGATTGAAATATCAAAATATTTTGACCCTAGAAATTGGAGTCCTCTTCAAAAAATAGAATGGGATGATTTACTTCAAATCGTCAAAGATAATGAGGGTATAGAATATGTTCCAGATAAGTATTTCATACCTAGATATGATAGGAGAATAAGAATGGACAGACTGCCGATAGTGAGGGGGTTCAGGATGTTAGACCTAGATGGTAACTTGATAATAGACAATGGTGGAATAATAAGTCCAGTGTATTACCCCAATAACATCAATCAATAATGTTAAAAACAAGGACTGAATACACATCTCAGATTGCGGGTAGTAGGAATATAACAACGTACTACTCTGAACCAAATACACCACCACAAATGGAAAACGTGAGGGTGTCTGTCGATGAGAATACACCATATAGTTTCAGTAGTCAGGATATAGAGGTAGGGTTTACAGACAGCGATAGTCCTTATTCTGTAAAGATATTGAGTATTCCATATAGGGGATTTCTGAAAAATTCAGGAAAAGAAATTGTGGTTGGTGATATAATATACCTTTCAGAGATACAGGATTTGCAGTATATCCCACCAACAGACGCTTTTGGGATAGCCTACTCATCATTCAAAATACAGGTAAATGATAATGGATTGGCGCCAAACCCATTCAGTAATACAGCTAGGGTGTGGATTGACATTTCTGCGCTTCAGTCACCAATAGTATTGGGTAATACAATTGAGGTAATGGAGGGTATGGATTATCAATTCAACTTACTTGACTTTTCAATAGGATATCAGGATGATACAACAAATGAACCAGAGTTAATTGAGGTCATGACTCCAAATTTTGGAGATCTTGTGGTGAATGGAGTGATATATCCATCAAATACCTTCCACAAGGAAGATATAGGGATGATTCAATACAGACCACCTTCAGGAAAATTTGCCGACAGATTTAGTTTTAGGGTATTTGACGACCAAGGATTGTCTAGTTCAATAGTTGACATGATGGTGGATATAAAGACACTACCATCCGTTTCAGTCATAACCACAAACCTATGTTTTGGAGACTCAAAAAATGTATTTGATAACATAGTTGACAATTATGAAAATATTGACGGCAGTGCGTTAAAAAGTATAAGAATAACTTTTATTCAGGAAGGATATTCATTAATTTTATCAGGCGTTCAAGTGACGGTGGGGCAAGAGGTTACTTTGGGTGATTTGAGCCTATTAGTCAATGATGAATCTGTAGCAAGTTCAAATATTGAATTTAGATTTGTAGCAATTAGCACTAATAATAAAGAGTCTCAGGAGTCCACTTATATTGCATCGGTAGGAAGTGTTGCTGATTACGATTGTGAGGATTATGATAACGATGATTACTTTGTATTTTAAAAAATAAGCATGGATAACAATAATGGAAGCAACGGAAATGACCAAACTCTAGGACCGATTGGTGGTAATACACCAACAGGCACACCTATTGGAAATACTAGAAGTAATATAAATGATGTCGAAATAGAGACTCTGGCCGATGGAGCCAAGAACCCTGTTTCTAGACATAGACAGATATCTAAGAGTATAGTTGATTACACGAGGCAATCAGCTACAACCAACATCACACACGTTGATTGCAACTTTTTATCTGGTAGAACTTACGAATATGAAATGTCTGACCCTGCAACTACCACATTAGTGGTTGATGGAACGGGCGCATCAGGTGGTGGAGTGCTATTAAACAAGATTATACCTCATTCAGATATAATTGACGGTCAAGAACTTACTTTGAGATTTTTAAATGGTGGAGGCTTGACATATCTAACAAAATCAGGGGTTACTTCAAACATAAGATTTATCAATAGAGAGTTTGGTGTAAATCCAGTTTTTGGAGACAATAATTTTATCGCACAGAGTCTAAATAACACTTCAGGTGATTTAGTTGATGGGCGGCATATAGGTTATGAGAAGAATCTGACAGTTCTATTGAAATGGAACTCAGATTTGAGTAGATGGATAGAATTACACAGGTCTGGAGGAAATATATACTAGGCTTTTTAAATAAGAAAATGGTAGAAATATTAGAAAGCTCTAATGAGCAGTATGGGATAAGCACATTTAACAATACCCTAAATTTATTATTAAACAACGAGGGTATGAAGAGTGTAATTAATTACACAGATGGTCATCTTGATGAAGATGGAATCTATATATATAGTTCAAGGTCCGTATTCA